ATAGGTCTTTACAGTTTCTTCTTATTTAATATTGTATTTGATTATTTGTTAAATAAACTTAGAGGTCTTCCTTGGTATTATGATGGTAAGGATGCTATTACAGATAGATTATCTGGAGTGTTTAATGAAGATGTTAATGAGTTTATAGCTTGTATTGAATTAGGAATTAAGTTACTTCTTACAATAATCTTAGCATTATGGATATTAGCAATATAGCTTTAGGTTTCTTAAATGCTACTAGACATGAGTTTGGTGTATCTAATCCTATGGTAGAGGAAGTTGCACAAGAGAGATATATTATGTGTCTTAATTGTCCGTTGATTTCTGATAATAAACTTAGATGTGATAAGAATAAAGAAGGAGCTGTGGTAAAAGATTTTATGTATGAAGGTGTTCTTAGAAAGAAAGGTCAAATAGAACCAGGATGTAACTGCTGGTTGGGATGGAAGACGAGGTCAGAAGCACACTGTGGTTTAGGTAAATGGTAATTATATGGCTATTAAAAAAGAATATTGTAACGAAAAATGTATTAAGGAAACATCTGATGAGTTGATGATTCCCAGCATGTTAGTTAAAAAGATTGAAAAACATTGGCAATTGTTCACTAAAAAGAAAATAGAAAGTGGTACATTTGAGAATATTAGGATACCTTATCTTGTTAAGTTTGAATTTGTAGAAGCTAAAGCAAGGTGGATGGAGATTAATAAGTCATTAAAACAGTAATCACACTTAAATAAATAATAATGAAACCTACACAAAATTACGTGGTATTAGAAATGCCAAGATTTGAAGAGAAGACCCCTTCTGGAGTATTAAAAGGAGAGGAAACTGTTAAAGAGGAGATGAAGATCCTTGATAAACTAAAACTTAAAGTATTAGCTGTAGGTCCTGGTTGCGTTTCAGTTTCAGTAGGAGATAAGATAGCTATTGAAAGACATGCGTTTACAATGTGTACAGATGTAGATTTTGAAGGTGTACCTTCCATGTGTCTTAGAGAAACTTCTATAATTGGTGTTTATTAATACTTATGGAGTTATTCAAATTAAATGAAGATTTCTTAGTAGATATAAATAAAGAATGGATTCAGTTACATGAAGCATTCAAAAAGGTTTACTTAAGAGATAAAGGTAATAACTCCAATCACTATAAAGGTAGATTTAAGTTTCAAGCTCAAAAGGAGTTTACTTACATCTACCTTTTATGTGACTATAGATCTAATCTAACTCAATACTCTGAAGAAGATAGAGAGAAACAAGCTAGAATAGATGCTGGACTAGAACCTGGCTGGAAACCTGATAAGGAGATTAAGGATGCTATTGAGAGATACAGAGAACTTCAAAATACAAGATCTTTAAAACTTCTTAATGCTTGTTACAAAACTGTAGACCAATTGACAGAATTCTTTAACAACTTTACTACAGAAGATGTAGAAGAAGCAGGTAAAGTTATTACTGCTATTTCAAAAGTAGGAACTGTATTAGAAGGGCTCAGAAAACAAGAGGATCAAGTTAAAAAGGAAATGTCTGAAACTGTCTCAATAAGAGGTGGAGGAGAACTAGGATACGATGAGTTAAATAGAGATGCTTATATAAATGCTAACTAATACTAGATATTTCTCAGAAGCTGCTATTAACTACAAAAAGAATGGGGGTAAATACACTACTGCCCCCATTAATTCAAAGGATTGGGTTGAGTTCTGGAAACTACAAAGAGAAAGATGTTTAAAAGGTTATAGTGTAGGAGGTACGAAAATTACTGGAAGGCACTACTACTTCTTAAACTTTACTCGAATGGAAGTTGCTGTAAAAAGTAAGAAAGGAAGGTCCGGAGACGCTCCTATGGATTTTCCTAAATTTTTAGAAGTACAATATAACTGGTGGTGGGCAAAGGAAATAGCTAAGTCAGGTATAGAACAAGATGATTTTGAAAAACTAGGTTTAATATGGAAACCTAAACAATTAGATGGTGGGCACCATATATCATGTGCTAAAACTCGTGGATGTGGGTTTAGTTACATGGAAGCTGCTGATGGTACATACAATTACAATTTTATTCCAGATTCCAAATCTTTTTTCTTCGCTGCTAAAGACCCATATTTAGTAGGACTTGATGGTATCTTGTTAAAGTGCTGGAGAAATTTAAACTGGTTAAACCAGGAAACAGATGGTTATTGGAAGAAAAGTAGACAAGGTGCTGGTGCAGACACAGAGATGTCTAAAATTGCACAAGTATTAGTTAACGGGGAACCAAAAGGTTTTAAATCTAAAATAGGAGGTGTAATTATACCTTCACATGATCCAGATAAAGTACGTGGGGGAAGGGGGTTAAAACTATCTTTTGAAGAAGCAGGTTCTTTTGGTAATCTTAAAAAGACACTTCAGGTAGCAATTCCTTTGGTTGAACAAGGGGGAATTGTACGGGGTCAGATAAGTGTCTTTGGGACCGGTGGGGAAGAAGGACTTGATATAGAAGGTTTGGAATCAGTGTTTTATGAGCCGGAACAATGGAATATGGTCACATTTGATAATATTTGGGAGGAGGAAGGTACTAGTTCTGATATAGGATTCTTTGTCCCTTCTTTTGTGTGTACTGATGGATATATAGATGAAGATGGGAACCCTGACATAGATGAGGCTAAAGGATTTTGGAATACAGAACGTGCTTTAAAGAAGAAAGGGAAGGATTTCAAAAACCTTGACCGTATGATTGCAGAAAGACCTTTCACCCCAAGTGAGTGTTTTAAACGTATCCATAATAATGTATTTCAAAACGCAGCTTATTTTATAGGTGAACAAATAAATAATATACAGAATAATAAAGAAGTTCAAAGAAATATTCAACATGGATCATTATTGAAGACTAATGATGGTTATGAGTTTTTAATTAGAACAGATCTTAAACCAATTGATTATTATCCTCACAAGAACGATGATGAGTTAGAAGGTTGTTTTACTATTTACGAGCAGCCTCAAAGAGATGTAAATGGTCTTATCCCACAATTTCTTTATTATGGAGTTTGTGACCCTTTTGCTATTGATGATGCTATTGATAAGACTTCATTAGGAGTGTATTACATTATCAAACAACCTTCTTTTGATTACGGAGATGGTAATAAAATTGTAGCTAAGTATGTAGGTAGACCTAACTTTGTACAGAAGTTTTATGAAAAGGTTCTTTATCTTACTGAGTATTATAGAGCTACATGTCAATCAGAGATAGCCGGTGGGGGACAAGGACTCTTAGATTATTTTAAATCTCGAAATAAGTTACATTTATGTGAGTACGAACCTGACCATATTCTACATGGTAAGGAGATGGATAAGAATACTAGGAACAGATCTTTCTTTATGCGTATGCCTGAAGAGATTAAGAAGATAGGTTTATTGTATTTAGCTGAGTGGTTATGTCAAGAAAGAGGTACTACTGGAGATGGAAGAGCTGTGCTCAATGTACATAAGATTTATGATTTAGGTTTACTACAGGAACTAGCTAAGTTTAACCCAGATCCTAAGAAGAACTTTGACCGTATATCTGCTATGTTATTAGCTATGTATATGTTTAAAGAGAAAGAACACCTAGCTCTAAAGGAAACTAAGAAGTCTAAATCTGATTTCTTCTCTCGAAACCTATTCTCTAATGACCCTAGTAGAAACTCTCATCATACATTACTGATTTAATTTCTTACTTTTGTTTTAAAAATAGAATGGAATGAAAGATAATTCTGCAACTAAACCTATGCAACGGATTTCTTACTCTGAAAAGATTAAGAATAAGAATGAGTGGGGGAAGTTAAATATAGACTATTACTTAAAAGGTGCTAATTTTCACTCTGGTAATTCAACTAGTGATAATAAAGCTTTTATATATGAACTTCACAATAACATATTTCCTAAGAATTGGTCAAGGTATGTAACTAATCCTTTCAACTCAGCTAATCCTGTATATGAAAATCAACCGGCTCCAGTTAGACGAGTTAACATAGGAAGACCTGTAATTGAAAAGTTACTTGGAGAATATATCAAAAGACCTTTTAGTTGGTTTGTAGATAAAGTAGGAGAAGGTGGTTACAATAGTTACACAGAAAAACTAGATACACTTCTTACACAAAATCTTCAACAACACTTTATTAATTCCCTGGACCCTAATGTATTTCAACAATTACAAGCGGAGAAAAAGGAAGTTCCTTATCCAGATAAACTAAAACAGGAATTTGACACATCTTATCAAGATGCAGAAGCAATTGAAGCACAGAAAATGCTTACAATTCTTATGTCAGATCTTAGTTTTTTTGAGAAGTCAAGGGCTTTATGGAAAGACTTTGTATTTGCAGGAGAAGAGTATTCTTTTAAATATATACAAGATGATGAAATAGTTTATCAAAAGGTTTCTCCTTTGGATTTATATACAATCCCTTCTTACAATTCTCCTTACATTGAGGATGCTGACTTTGCAGTTATTCGGATGATAATGTCTCAAAGTGAGATAGTTGATAAGTTCTATTATGAGATAACAGAAAAAGAACTTGATTCGTTAGAATCACATAGTAACTCGTTTCAATTATCTAACTTCTTCAACCGCCTTAATAATAGTCCTAACTCTTTAGCTACAGATAAACTAGACATATACTATGTTTGTTGGAAGTCTCAAAAGCAAGTAGGATTCCTAAAATGGACTGATGAAACTGGACAAGAGTTTGAAGATTTAGTATCAGAAGGTTATACTCCAAATAAAGAACTAGGGGAAAAGGTTACTTGGAAATGGGTGTCTGAAGTATGGGAAGGTTATAAATTATCTAATGATATTTATCTCGGTATTAGACCAGTACCTTATCAACGTAATGAGCTTCATAATATCTCTAAGTGTAAGTTACCTGTAAATGGTAGACGTTATTCAGACACACATGCTCAGAATATTTCTATCTACGAGGTAATGGTGGAGTGGATTAAGCTTTATGTTATCTGTACTTATAGATTAGAAAGGATGATAATGAAGTCTAAAGACAAGATCCTCTTACTAGATAAAGCTGTTATACCTGACGAAGCTGAATTGGACGAGGATAAGTTCTTTTACTATGCGGACACACTTGGGTTTGCTCTTATTGATAGATCTAAAATTGGTGTAGATAGAAGTTTTAACCAATATACAGTACTTGATATGTCTCTATACCAACACATCAAAGAGATGATTGGTGTATTAGAATGGATCAAAAAGGAATGTTATGACACTATTGGTTTTTCTGAACAACGCCTTGGTGAAATATCCACCTCTGCTACAGTTACAAATACAAATAACGCTATCTATGCTTCTTCAGTTATTACAGAAGATTTGTTTGTAAAGCATGAGGAGTTTATTCAGAGAGAACTTCAAGGTTTGTTAGATCTTTCGAGACTATGTTACATAGATGGTAAGAAGTCTTTGTTTTATTCAGATGATCGTAGAGTAGAACTTTTAAACATAAATCCAGAAGTAGCTTCTTATGAGGACCTAATGATTAAGGTAACTAACTCTTCTAAACAAATAGAGAAGTTAAACCAGATTAAACAGTCTCTACAAGCTATGGCTCAGAATGGAGCTAAAGGTTCTACATTAATTGAGATTATAGATTCTGAGAACGTTTCTAAAATGAAACAGGTTCTTAAGAATATAGAACGTATGGAACAGGAGCAGCTTGAGTCACAACAATTAAATGAACAAGAGCATGAAGCACAACTTCAACAAATGCAGACTGAAAACCAAAGATTGTTACAAGAGTTTGAACTTCTTAAATTAAATACCGAGTATGATAGAAAAGAACAGTTAGAATATATTCAAGGAGATTTAGACATGAACCTTGAACAAATCAAAATGTCTGGTCAAGTAAATCCTGATTCAAATGGGAATGGTATCTTAGATATTAACGAGGTACAAAAGAGAGCTATTGATAGAGAGAAAATCTTTGAAGATAGAAGAGATAGAACTAGTAAGGATACTATCAAACAAAAAGAACTATCTCTTAAAGAACAGGAACTTAAAATGAAAGATAGTCATGCTAAACTGAAAGCGGATACAGATAAATACAAAGCTGATGTTTCGCTGAGAATAGCTAAAGAAAACAAAAACAAATCAGATAAATAATCACACACTATGGAAACGACATTACCAGATTGGTTAGCACCAGATGAGCAGGAACAACTTACAGATCCTGCTCTAGCAACACCTGCTCCAGAAGTACCAATAGTACCACCTATAGCAGAACCTGTTGCAGAAGAACCTAAGAAAAGAGGTAGACAACCTAAAGTAGTAGCAGAACCTACTCCTCCAGCACAGGAGTCTGAAGAAACAGGTGTAACTCTTGAACAAGCTCTTACTGATAAAGCTAAAGAGGTTGAGTCAGAAGATAACTTTTGGGAAGATGTATGGGCACTTACCGGTGACGAACTTCCTGTAGAGTTTAATGGAGTAGATCCTAACTCACCAGAAGGTGCTAAGATTGTACTTGAAACTTATTCTGAAAAAAGAGTTAATGATTTTGAAGAACAACTTAAAGCTAATTACCCTAAAGAGTATCAGGCTTTAATGATGAGATCTGAAGGTTTAGACCCTGCTAGTTTATACAAGCAAGAATCTTTAGACTATAGTTCTATTAAGATTGTTGACAATGTAGAAAATGAAGATGTTCAAAGACAAGTAATTAAAGCAGATCTTGAAGCACAAGGATTATCAGCTAAACGTATAGATGCTCTTATTAAGAATATTTATGATTCTGGAGAACTATATGAAGAGTCAAAAGAATCTTTAAACAGACTTAAGGAGATTCAAAAAGAAGAACTTGTTAAATATGAACAAGAGGTAGCTCAAAAGGAACAGATTAAAAAGGAAACCTTAGATAGTTTTAGCAAAGTAATTACTGCTAATATTACTAAAGGACAACTTGGAGACTTTGTTATCCCAGATAAGGATAAGCAACCTTTCTATAATTACTTAGCTAAACATGTACAATATACTAACGGAGAATTTGTAATGGCTGTACCTCTTACCAAGGAACCAACTGAGTTGATGAAACAACTTCAAACAGAATTCTTTAGGTATAAGCAAGGAAATCTTAGAGATATTATTGTAAAACAAGCTGTTACAGAAAACACTAAACGTCTTAAAAAGACAATTAAAGAAAGTTCTGGTATAGAAAGAGGTTCCCAAACTAAAGCTTCAGATGTGTCTTGGAAAGAGATGATGGGGATGGGTTAATTTAACAATTGATAGTTTTTAGGAAAATGAAAAGAAACACCTCACAAGTGTTTCTTTTTTACTTTTATGCTGAAATTAAATTTAAACTTCAGCACAATATGCAAGGATTTCCAATTCAGACACAACTCCAAGAGATGTTGTATGATCCTAAAACAGTTTTGGATGAACAAAACTGGTACAACCAGAGACATGGTACTCCAGATGAGTTGACCTCTAGGGTTGTTTATATGTTAGGAGATTACGGTAAAAATTACCCAATCTCAATGATGACATTCTCAGATATTATGGGAAAATCATCTCAACGTTCTGTAGAACTAGCAGATGTACAGTATGAGTATCCTATTATGGGACGTGATACTAAAGCTTCTGTAATTTCTTCAGATTGTACAAGTGCAGGTTCTGTAAACACAGCTAATGCAGGTATTGGATTTGGTAAATTCAAACTAAGATTTGCAGACAATTGGTTGAAACGTAGGTACTTAATTACTTCAGGTCTAGGTACACAAGCTGTTATCGAAGGAGATCCAGTTCAAATAGGTACAGGTGAGTATGAATATACTTGCCAATTGGCTCAAGGTTCAGAAGTTTCTTTCTGTCCTGATATTGATCTTACTGCTGGTTCTGCGTGGATTGCATTATTTGCACCGGTTCCTGAATCACAATCTCGTTCTACTGAGTCTACTATGGTAGCACCTGGTAAAGTGAAAAACCAAATGACTCATATCCGTAAAGGTATGTCATGGGCTGGTAACTCAGGTAATAAGATCATGAAAATGACTATCAAAACTGACAAAGGTGAGACTAGTCGTTGGATGGACTTGTTCATGTATCAATTTGAGAAAAACTGGTTGAATGAGTGTGAACACCTTTACTGGTACTCTCGTTACAACAGACAGTCTAATGGTACAATCGAACTTAAGGATGCAATGACTGGTAAAGGTATTGCTACTGGTGCAGGTTTACTTGAGCAAATCGGTAACTACTCTACATACACTCGTCTATCATTTGACGGTATGCAGAAGAAAATTGGTAATGCATTATTTGGTCAATCAGATACTGCTAATATGTCAATCACTCTTCATACAGGAACTGGTGGATTCAGAGAATTACAACGTATGTTGAAAGAAGCTGGTATCCAATTGTTAGGTTCACTTGGAGGAGGTTCTGCTCCAGCAGATCTATTTATCAATGGTTCTTCTTTAGGATATGACCTTAAGTTTGGAGGTTACTTTGATGGTTTCTACCATGTAGATGGTTATACTATCAAAATCAAAAAGAACCCAATCTTTGATATGGGACAAATTGCAATGGCTCAAGTAGCTGGTAAAGTGGTTCATCCAGAATCAGGTCTACCTCTTGAGTCTTATAGAATGGTATTCATTGACGATTCTACTTATGATGGTCAACCTAACCTTCAACATGTTACACTTAAAGGTCGTAGCTACCAAGAAGGTATTGTAACTGGTATGACTCCAACTCCAATTGGACTTGCTAAACTTACTGGTGTAAGTAATAGCTCTGGTATACAAGTGTTGAGTTCAGATGTAGATGAGTCTAGCTACCATCGTTTAAAGGTAGGTGGTGTACAATTACTTCGTTCTAACAAATGTTTCCACATGGAAAACGTTGCAGGATTGTAAGAATTTACATCTAAAAGGTAATTTTCATAGTGTGATTATTTACCACAAAGAAGGGGGCACTTGCTCCCTTTTTTGTTTTATATCTAAAAAATGTGAACTTTGCGAGATAAATAATCACACTTATGAGTAATTCAAAGATCATTAAAATTAAAAGGAGCTTCTCCTCTTATGGAGAACAGGAGAAAGTAATCGAAGAACTCCAAGGTAATTCATACAAATGTGTCACACCTGTCTATATGAGAGAAAGTCCTAAGTTAGCTGTAGATCTCTCTTATGAAGAAGAGGATCTTTTGTTACCTTATATAATTGACTGTGATGCAAATGACAGGGATTTTAGAAAGAAGGTAACAGCTTACTATCATGACATCTCAATTACTGTTCCTAAAGAAGGTGCTAATCTAGAAATAGGTCTAAAGTCATCTAACTTGGAACCAGTGTCAAAACAAAACCTTCCTATTAATATTGTAGACTATGTGAATTTTAAAGCTGTTTACAAAAACCCTAGACTTGCTAAATCTAAAGCACTGTCTATAGGAAATCCTCATGTTAGATATTATATTGAGGATTCAGAAAGTTCTCTAGCCCAAGAGAAAGAAATTGCTGAAAGTAAAGACCAAGCATTGCAGATCTATTTTGCGAATAAGAGTAATCAGAAGTTTATTGCTATGGCACTTGATCTTATGGTAGTTAACCATAAAGACAAGAATCCTATAGAGAGAGAACTTTTGTTCAGAAAACTAGCAGAGACTAAACCTGTGGAGTTTGTACGTATTACTACAGACAAAGACGCTCAACTTAAACACCTTATATCATTAGCTATCTCAGCCAATATCCTTAAGCGTGTTGGACAAGCTGTTGTTTGGGTAGAATCTGGTGAAACCCTTGGACATACTATTGATGAAGCAGTTCAATATATGAAAGACAAGGCTAATGCACCTAAAGTAAATGTTATTAAAACACAATTAAGAACTGAATAATGAAAACGGTCCTAGAAATACATATCGGAATTAGACAAGCTCTTCAGAAGATTTCTTCTAATCAAAAAAGAAACTTCTTACCTGAAGAGATTGACCTTGCATTTAACATTAATCAAGAGCGATATGTAAAATCTAAAGTGCAACGAACTAATCAAGCAGTGGGATTTGCACCGGACCAAAAATCATTAGATGATATTTCAGAACTTATTGTATCTAATTATAGAGGAAGGGTGGTTAAACAAGATTCTAAAACAGGTTACACCCCTCTTCCTCCTAATTACCTTTATCTTTTAGAGGATAAGAGTGAGATAATTACAAATTGTAGTTCAGATTTTAAATCTAACACAGAGTCTGTAACTGAACATATAGCATCTGTACAGTTTCCTTTATCTAGTAAGACTTCAGCATTTTATGATACGCTGAAACTTACTTTAAACGATCAAGTTATATTTGATAATTCTCTTTACTCTAAGACTTATAAATCTAAAGAGGAAAGGTTCTTTATCATTGAATTAATGAGGGAAGAGATAAATAGAACTAGTACATACAAAGTTTATTGGGAGACTTACAAAAACATTTACAGTCCACTTTCCTTTATTATTGTATCTTCTACTTCTTTCACAGGTTCCTTTGTAATAGATTCTTCGCAAACTGTTTCTGTTTCTTCAACTCCTTCTGCTATTACTTTAGTAAAAGACGTTTATGATCTTGAAGCTCCAAATATGTTAAGCAATAACGGAGCCACATTCGTTATGCAGAAAGATCCTTTTGCTAAATCTAACTTAGATTTTGTTACAAGCTACCTTTCAGGTAACAATTTATACGTAGTTTTCGATTCAACATTTATAGTAAGTAACGTAATTTCTAATTATGTTAGAAAACCTAGGCAAATTAACCTAGATTTGAATCGAATGTGTGAGCTAAAAGAACAAACACATCAGGAGCTTGTAGATCTTACTGCACAGTACTTGATGTTAGTTTCAGAAAATCCTACATATTCAACAAAACAATCAGATAACAAAATAAACGCAAATTAAGTATGGCACAAAACCGTTATTCAAAAACCCTCATTGGTCGTAACACTACAGTAATTGTAGCTGGTCAATGTGCGATCACAGCAGCATCTACACCGTATGCTACTTTTGTAAACAATGCAGTATCAGGATCACTTCCAGATGGTACTATTGGTATCTTCAATGAAGCTACAGGGTTAGCAATTACAACTGCTCTTCCAGCTAACACTAAATTCTTTGTAGCACAAGCTATCTCGAATTCTAAAGGTGGTTGGAATGTGAAGAAAACACCAACGTATCTTTACAATGCTTCTGAGATCTCTATTGCTCAACAAGTATATGTAGCTCCAGTTAAACCGGTTGCTTACATTGGTTTCAACGGTACTTCAGGGTCACTTAATTTAGGAACTATTACTCCTAACTACACTTACCTTGCTACTATCAATGATACTTCTCCAGCTAACCAACCTATTCCATCTTATGTTTATGATGAAGTAGCTAAAACTGGTTCAGATGCTTACTCTCTACTTGTTAACAGTTCAGGTGGTCTTGTAAACAAAATCAATGATTACGGAACAGGTAAAACTTCTTGGGCTAATCTTCAGAAGAACCCTAAGATTTACAAAGCATTTGTAACTTCAAATGGTACACCAACTGCTGCTGCTGCAACAACTAACTTTGCACTTGTTAATGGTTCACCTTTATTGACTTGTACAGGAGCTATTCCTACAGGTTGGGTAGTAGGGGACAGTATTGCAATTGCTTACGATCCTGCTACAGATTTAGTAGCTGCTGCTGCTGCTTCTGCTGCAAATGGTAATGTTTACAAGATTGTTGCTGTAAATGGTTTAGTAATTACATTAGATCAACCTTGGTTGGGTCTGACTACTGCTACTAACACTACTTTGAACAGATTTGCTAAACTAGCAAGTATTACAGAATATGGTATCAAAGTTACTACTACTGATTTCGATTCTACTTTCAGACTAAGTGTTTCTCAATATCTTGAGAATGCAACTATCACTTATGCTACTGATTGGAAAGTTGGTTCAGGTAGAGCTATTCAAGTTAAAGAACTTGAGGATGCAGGCAATATCTTCCAAGGTGTAACGACTGCTAATACTACATTTACTGAAGATTGGGGTAAACCAACTTCTTTGGTAGGTTTCAATAGAGGTTATAAAGCCTATAATATCACAGCTACTAAAACTGAACTTTCTGTTGCTAAACCAGTTTCAGATTGGACACATAAAAGCTACTGTATTATTCTTGCTGCTCATGATGGTACAGAGACTTTGACATCTCCTGCACCAGGTGTTTCTGCTGCTTCTGCTAGTCCAATTGTACAATTGACTACTATCTTAGCTGCTATTTAATCAAGACGTGATTAAGTAAGAAAAGGGAAGGGTTTAATTACTCTTCCCTTTTTTATTTTAAAGTTAGGAGAATAACTATCTTTGTATTATGGCAACTCTAAATCAAATAGTAACAATATTAGCAGAGAGATCTGGTAGACAATATGACCTTGTTTTTAAGAGAGAACTTAAAACAATTGTTCATTATTGGAGAGTTCAAATTCTTAAACAGACTATTCAAAAGAAAGCAAGTCAAGTATCTTACTTTCTAAATCCTATTGTAATTGAAATAGAACAAGTACCTGAGATTGAATGTCCTATTAAAGACGGATGTGTACTTAGGTCTAAAGAAAGATTACCTAAGACACTACGTACATCTACTGCACCTTTCTTTTATGTTGGGGACCCTAAGTTTAAAGGTTTAGGATTTAGTCACTCTCAATCATTTAATCTTGATTTTGTTAAACATTCTAGAAACCAACCTACTAATATTGTTAGGTATACATTTGTTGATGGATACATTTACCTATATGGTTTACCTTCATCACAAAGATATATTGGGGTACAAGATGTGTTTGAAAGCCCAGAGTTATTAAAAACTGTTAATTGTGAAACAGGTGAGATAACCAATTGTTACACAGATGATAATGAATATCCTTTAACTGAGGATTTAGTGCAACAACTTATTCAAG